TTGGCAGTTCTTTGTAAAGACCACTCTAGCAATTTGTCTAATAATGCTGATAAATATTTAGTCATGGTCGACCTCAGGTGTAAATAACCTTGTGCCAACAATCATAGATGCATTTCTCATTGCTCTGAGCATGCTTTTTTTGTTGTGTGTACTTACATACAAAATCTGCATATCATGTTCTTCAAAAGTATCGTTACCTTCATCCAAGTATGTTTTATCTGCATGTCTAATCCAGTCCAGTGCAGCTCTTTTGGTGCTGAACAGGTGGCTGTCATAACCGTTGATGTTGTCTTGAAAGTAATAAAACTTCATGCTGACACCTCCTGCTTGGCTTCTTCTCTTTCTCGCTTTTCTTCTGCAACCAGTTTGATTAAAGATTGCATGACTGGGTAAACCAGTTGGTCTGCGTGCCATAACGGCATGGCTGATTTAGTTTTAGCACACACGATTTGGTTATCCAAAAAATCACCTATAGTAAATGTCTTGATTCCGTTGAGTCCTGTGTTGACCGTTATCTCCTCATGCAAGCTATCCCTGAGTTGCAGCTTGAGTTGTTGGACCTTAGTCAGTTCTTTCTTAGTTTTCATATAGTTACTCCTAATATGTTGTTTGTTACAGTGTCTATACTAAGGGTATAAAGTATTAATGTCAACACTTATGTTCAAATTAATGTACTTTCTTTTTAGGAGTATCTGTTTCAGCTATAGATTGCTGCAAAGCTTCTTCAACAGCAACCAGTTGAACTTGATGGAGTAAAACCAAATTCGCGAGATTTTTATTTATCTCGTGCAGGGTCTTATTTGTATATTCGAGTTCTAAAATTATCTTCTCTATGTCAGCATCTTTTTTGTCTATGCTCATTTTCCATTCCTTTTGTTTTGTTTATCAAAATATACTCTTGTGTAGTACCTTCTGACAATAGCCAAAAGTGATAACACTATTAATTGGCTTAAAGAAATTATAAACGAGTTATGGGTGAATAGTAGAACTATCGTAATTGTTATCCAAGAGAGAGGAAAGTTGAATAATGCACCTAGCATTGTATCGGCAATAGATTCTCTCATGGCTTCTTTGTTAATCTTCATGTTTTGGTCCTTTAAAAAACCATTATACACACTTCTGTTGTAATTAACACTTAGTTGGAAAAATGAATATAGAATTTGTGAAACTCAGTTACAACCGTTTTTGTGAGGACGCCTCTGATATTTGGGTGGTAGGGTCTTTAATTATATTTATTTTCGACCTTTGTTTTGGAATCCAATAGAGTCCCTACCTATAAGGCTTTCAGGGCATGCATAAGTGCTAATGTTAGCACTGTGGACACATAGCGATTGACCCGGAGCAGCAATGTCCTACAAATGCTATGCAGAAATCTGTCGTAAGTTACTGATATTCCGTTGTTTTCTAATTTTTTTTGTGATTTGACTGTTTTGCAGAGAAAAAACGCCGTCACTTGGTTTTTCTTAGGATATATCTCTGTCAACGAAGTCTTGGGATGTCACACATCGTCATAGTTTGCATCTATGATGTCGCCACCGAATATCTCTTTGAGTCTGCCCTCAATATCTTTGTGGCTCATGTTATCCAAGGTAGCTGTAATGTTCAGGCTCTCAGTCTTTTTAATCTTTAAACCTGCCAGTTCATTGAGTTCACGCAGTGCTGAGACTGATGCATTGAACTGTCCTTTATCGTATGCCTCTTCACTAATCTTCCATAGCATCTTGGCTGTCTTTTCAGGAGTGATTGCATACTTGTGTGCAAGCTCTTGCTTCTTAACTTTGATAGCCTTAAGCACATTGGGATAGTCTTTGCCGTTCAAGAACTTTGTTGCAGCTTGGGCAGGAAACTCAAAGCCTGCTCTTCTTGCAGCCTCGGTTTGTGTGCAGTTGTCATTAACATAATGCCACACGAATCCATTTTGCATATCAGTTAATTCGAACTCAGGGTCTTCCTCAAATGCACTGGGTCTGTTGACCAGTGGTGTGCTTGGTGGTTTCTTACCATTCTTTCTTTTGTATTCAGCCATATCCATTCCTTATATTAAACTCTTCAGGGTAGAGGGTAGAGGGCATCCCACACTATAACCCTTATATATATCCATACCTATATATGCTATGCCTATACTATATATATACTTATTATTATTATATATACTATACCCTATACCCTATAGCACACCTAAACAGCGTAACCATGGGGTCTTACGGTCAGGGTAAGGAACAGGGTAACAGCCTCTCTCCGCAGTACCCTATCCCTTACTCTTAACACATAAACACCAAATGTTGAGCTATTTGCCATGCCCTGCCCTACCCTAATGCATTATGTTTGTTTGCATCAGATTTAGGATAAGGCAAGACTGCATATCTTAAACTTTTCACAGCCTCTCTTTTAAACTTCTTATTACCCACAAATATTACATATCTATGCTTGCATGACCTTAATCTATAACCAACATCATCGCCATACTCTTCTTCCATTTGTTTAAAAGTTTTACCTTTATGTGAAGTATGGTGAAGATGAGGCTTGGACTTTAGATAAACTTCTTTCATAGGTTTTGTAACACCAGTGTAAAGAAAATTAGTTGCCTGATAAACAACACCAACATGATTCTGTGTTGAGTCAGCATAGCTCACAACTACCTTGTCACCCAATTGCTTTAACGAACCACCTACTAATATAGAGGCTTCATTCTTTTTGTTTTCTTTTAACACCAACCTGTTTAACTCTATAACTTTGTTTTTATACTCTTCACCACAAACACCCTTAAGCAATGTATGTGATGGCGGAATACCATAACTACATATTCCCACAAGCTCAGAGCCTTTATATAAACCATAAGCCTGCTTCATTGGAGGCATCCTCTTTGCATAATGTATGTCTAATATAAAAGGCTTAGTTTCTTCATAGGTTATTCTTTTAATCATATAGCTATCAACATTTACATCGTCGAACAAATCAAGCATCAGCAGCCACCATCTTTGTGTAGCTTAACAAAATGTTCTGCATCCAAGACCACAAGGACCTTGCTCCTGTTTCTTTTGATAACAAGCAGCGGCTCATAGCCTTTGCAATTCGTTTGTGCTTGGTCGTAGGACTTCCACACATTCAGCGCTTCCTGATTCTTGCACTCAATGCTGTAGGGAAACACCTGCCTTGATTGCTTACCCATGATGATGTCCTCACCTTGAGAACCCATCGGTCTGCTTTCCAAATCCTCGCCGTCTAATCCCAGTAAGTCCACGAGCATCTGCCGAAACTTCTGCTGTAGCAGTCTACCCTTTTGTTTTGCTGATTGAGGCTTCATGTCTTATGTCCTTCATCTCTCGATGTATTCATGCTGCATCTATTTGCACCATGCCAAAAAATCGCGACCACTGCGCTAAAGTCAACGAAGCATGCACAGAGTGCCAACTATCACGGCTAGAAGGGTAAGTCGTCAAAAGATTCTTGTTTCTCTAAGTCAACCAGTGCGACATCATATACCTTCTTGCCGTTAGTCTTTCTTGCCTCGATACCACGGTCAGTCAATACCCTACTGGCATCTTTGAAATCTATGTTCCTTGGATTTCTAATACCCAAGGCTCTTAACATAGCAGTAAGCTGCCATGCTTCTTTCTCACTTTCTAATGCATCGAAGTTCACATGTTGTAATAATAAATCCTCAACCGCACCTTGTGTTCTAAATCCTTCATTGGATTCTTGTAGCATCTCTCTTTCTTCTTTAGTCAGATACCAGTTCTTTTCTCCATGTACATACAAGGTAGCTTTTACTTCTGCCCATACTTGTTGCATATCTATACCATGATGTGGGTCTATGTCTGTAACCTTCAGACACCAAAATCTTCTGTTACCACTACCATCCATTAAGAACTCAGGCTCGTTTACTGAAGCAAAGAAGGCTGTGCGTCTTTGGTAGTTGGTAAAGGTCCTATCGTATGGCAACCTCATCTCATCAGACCTAGATGTTATAAATGCTTTAAGTTGATTGATGTCTGCTTTTTTGAATGTAGACTCAAGCTCACCCAGTTCTACAATCCAATGACTTACTGCCTTTTTAACTGAGTCTTTATCTTTTGGGTCAAGCGTTGCACCTTCTAATAACCAACCTTTATTAAAGTCAGCTAATCTTTTAAACCATAGCGTCTTACCGAGACCCTGTGCGCCTTGAAATACCAATAAGCCTTCTAATGATACACCTTCTGTCTCGTAGACACATGCTACACAGCTCAGTAACCACTTCCTCATAAGCATGTGCTTTAGTTCTTCATCCCGGCTCGATACTGTATTACAAAAATCATTAACCCTGCTGACACCATCCCAAGGTTTTGAGTCTATCCATAATGCTACAGGGTTTAATTCTTTTGCTATTATCTTCATAGCATCTCTTACTCTTTGATGCGGAACAAAGTTCTTAATACAAAGATTCTCTACTTCAACCAGCATTGCCTCATCTTTTAAATCAGCAATAGGTTTGAAGTTAGGTATAAGTATATCGATGCGTTTTTTAATTACATCGTAATGACAACTGATACCATGTGCTTGCATTAAAGCATGATAGTTGTCAGTAGTAGCCATGACTCTGCCGTTCGTTGATTTTTCATAATCATGCAGCTCAGGTACATCGACACGCTTTTCTATTAGCTCGCCATTCATCGCCATTTGGTCGTTGAAGTCCATCCCTTCTTGTTCAGGCATAACAACCTGTGCATTAGTAACTTGTGCTGCTGCAATAGCCTTGGTCTTGCCAACCTCATTAGAATCGTTGTCTGCATAGATAACATATTCCTTACCCTTAAGTTTTTCTGATAGCTTTTGCGACACACTCAGCATGTTACCTGCATTAAAACAAACCACCATGGGTATGTTCTTTTCTTTATATATAGTCATGCAGGTTGCATAACCTTCACCTATGCCAACTGTCTTTGCTTCCTTCATAAGCTCTGTGCCTATGATAAAGAAACAGCCACCAGTCTTACCGCCTGCAAGAAATCGTTTCTGTCCGTCTTGTTGTATTGTTTGTAAACTCCATAGCTTTCCTGTTTCATCCATGATTGGAATAATGAGTTTACCCTTGTGTTCCCTAAGAGAATGGGATGCGACATCCTTACTAAGTAAGTATGGATGAGAGTCACATGGCGATGCCACATCCCAAATTGTTTTGGCTTTTTCTGAGATTCGCAGATGTCCTGCTATCTGCTGTTCCTCAGCTTCTTGCCTGAATTTCTCCAATGCGTCGTAATTAATCTTGGTAGACTTCCGTCCTGATAATTTAAAGTTATGCGTTTGTCCTGTCCGATAGTCAGAGGCGAAACCAATAGGTGTCCCATAATTATCATAGAAAGCGTAGTAACCTGATAGTGCTTTCTTGTTGTTGACATTGGTATATGCTCTTTGTGGTTTAACTGGATTAACTTGTAGTTCTTCTTTTGTCTCGAAGCCTTGTGCTTCTAAGAATTGTTGGAAGCTATATATAGCGTCCATTGTCAGAGGTTTATCCATGTTCTTGGAACCATCTGAAATATTTTTTATTCCCATACTTGCTCTCTCATCTAAAGTTCTATATTATGTTCTATTGAATACCTTACAATATAGTATGGTAGGAAACAAGAACTTTAATAATTATTTTTATAGAGAGGAATATTATGGCACTAACAATTAGTGAATCAGGTGGTGGGAACTACGAACAGGTACCAGTGGGAACACACAATGCAACATGTTACATGTTAATTGATGTAGGAACCCATGATGAAACATTCGAAGGCGAAACTAAAAAAAGACACAGTATATTTATTTACTGGGAACTTAACGAAGCCAAAATGACAGACGGCAGACCATTTTCAATCATGAAACAATACACGCTTTCATTAAATGAGAAGTCAGCTTTGTTTAAAGACTTATGTGCTTGGCGTAAGAAAAGATTTACTGACGAGGAGTTAGCAGGTTTTGATTTAACCAGTGTATTAGGTTTTACATGTGATGTCGAAGTAGGTCTTACCAGTGGTGGCAAAGCCAAAGTAACATCAGTCTACAGTCCTGATGGCGGTGCAAAAAGAATGGACACAGTTAATGACCAAATAGCTTTTGATGTTGATGAATATGCAGCAGGTGATAAAGGTGCAATTAGTGCATGGGTAGAACTACCATCTTGGGTGCAAACTAAGATTGAAGATTCTTTTGAAGTGGCAGCAAGCAACAAGAAAGCAAGCGCTGCGACTAGTGATGAAGAAGTAGAAGGTGACTTCCAATCCTTAGAAGAACTTAGCGATGATGAGGAAAGCTCTTCACCTAAGAGTGAAATATCAGAAGACGATATACCATTTTAAAAAGTTTGGCTGTTAGGTTTATTGATTTATTCATATTAATACGACTCCTAATCGTAATAAATTTAGCAGCCTTTTTTAATACTTATGAGTAATGTAATAGAATTGTCGTCACACAAAGACATGATAGTAACAGAGGGTGTTTACATGAACATGCCTTTTACACAATACAATGAGTTGAAAGCAGTTCGTTCACACGACCTTACTTCAATCATAAAAGACCCATACACTTGGAAATATGAAGATAAGCCTGACAGCGAAGCTTCTTTCTTTGTTGAGGGTAGATTGCAACATTGTTTATTCTTAGAGCCACATGTATTTCATGATGAGTTTGTAGTAGCTCCTAAGACAGACAGAAGAACCAAAATAGGCAAACAAGAATACGAAGACTTTATATCCACTGTTGGTGACAGAAGCATTGTTAGCCAAGACCTGTATGATGCTTGTCAAAAGCGTGTAGAAGTTTTAGATGCATTTAGACCAAGAAAAGAAGACAAGACTGAGCTTAGTGTTGTGTTTGATTACTATGGTCATTTATGCAAAGCACGATTTGATATGCTTCAGAACAATGTCATTATAGATTTAAAGACATGTAGAGATGCCAGTCCAAAAGGTTTTAAGCAAGCAGTAAGAAGCTTTGGTTATCATCAACAGGCTGCTTTTTATATAGATGCAGCTTTGTCAGCAGGTCTATCTGAAGTAGATAGATTTCAGTTCTTAGCCATACAAAAACAACAGCCTTACCCTTATGCTATTTATGAAATGAGTGATGAAGCCTTGGAGTATGGTAGAGCTATGAATGAGAAAGCTTTGGATATGTTAGTCAGATGCAAGGAGACTGATATATACACACCGTTCAATCTGCACAATTCAATCGTAGAGATTAAGTTGTCAGACTTGTAGGAAGATGAGCTTGAATACCATTAGAACCCCCCCTAACCTGAATATTCAAGCTCAGATGCCTAGTGACTAGACCTGAAGATGACCACATGTATTGGTCTAGTAAAGCATCTAATTTTAATACACATGCTGAAAGAGTACAGTTTCTAAAAGACAATGGCATTGTGGACCCACAAAGAATAGAAACAATATTACATTTGGCTGTAAGTTTTTTACCAAGCCGTATGCATAAGTTACCTAGAAAATTAATTATTGCTGCTTGGCGTGATTTGCCTAATGACACAACTAGAACCATGTTCTCTATTGGTATTAAAAGCTATAAAAGAAAAGGCAGTAAATAGGAAATGACTAAATAACCTACAAACTGCCTTAAAAGAGTGGCACATAGATATGGAGTAAACTATGCACTACTCCGCCAGCTTCCGTCTTTTGAAGCTGCGATAGTTTTAAGTGATATCAGCACTAACTTTTTATTCTTCGTTAGCTACGATGATAGCACCATCTACCTTGATGTCTGTAAAGTTCAATCCACTAACCTCTTCACTGTTGATTTTAAAGATAACATCACGAACCAAGAGCCTGAGCAACGCTGCCTTTTGATATAGGTTTAATCTTGCATAGGTTTCTATTACCTCATCGCCATTCATCTTATTTGCATTTTGCAATGCATCATCTTTCTTTTTAAACATCGACATACTTACATTCTCCCTTTAAATAATTCTATTAAAACCAACAGCTTCTTGTCGCTAAGATACTGCAAGTGTTTTGGTATTTTTGTTCTATCCATTGCTCACCTCTTGCATTTTTGCTCTTACATTAAACAAATTGTCTTGTAGCTTTTTTGACATTTTTTCTAGCCACTTTATTTGTTCAACATACTTTGCCTCGTCCTTTTTTAATTTAGCCATGTTTGTCATTACGACACCTCCT